GAGTTCGAGAAGATCGCTAATCCCCAGTCAGACTCTAAGTCTTATCAAGACGACCGCTTTTGGAAACTAGAACCAGATAAAGCCGGTAACGCTTCAGCGACTATTCGCTTCCTTCCTAATCCCGATCCAAACGAGCTCCCTTGGGTTAGAGTATTCAATCACGGCTTCCAAGGTCCTACTGGCAAATGGTATATTGAGAATTCTCGTACTACGATCGGCGAAGCTGATCCAGTTGGTGAGTTGAACGCTCGTCTCTGGAATTCTGGTATCGAAGCTGATAAAGAAGTAGCCCGCAAACAGAAGCGTCGGTTGACCTACATCGCCAACGTGATGATCGTCTCAGATCCTAAGCATCCTGAGAACGAAGGTCAAGTTCGCCTGTTTAAGTTTGGTAAGAAGATCTTCGACAAGATCATGGACAAAGCTCGTCCAACGTTTGAGGATGAGACACCCGTCAACGTCTTCGATCTATGGGAAGGTGCAGACTTCAAGCTTCGTCAGCGCAAGGTCGAGGGTTATCCTAACTACGATCAGTCGACGTTCATGGAACCAGCAGCTGTAACTGAGAGCGAAGAAGATCTGTTGAAGCTCATGAATAAAGTTCATGACCTCAAAGAGTTCGTCGATCCTAAGAACTTCAAGTCGTACGAAGAGCTATCACGTAAACTCGAGTCAGTATTGAATGGATCTTCAGCTCCAGTTCAGACCGCCGAGTCGATGAGTGAAGAGCAAGACGCACCTGAAGTTAAGAAGGTCGTAAAGCCAGCTACTAAGAAAGTCGCTGTGACTGCTCCTGATGAAGATGAGGATGCAGAAGCGATGAGTTTCTTTAAGAAGATCGCTATGGAAGAGTGATCCACGTAAGAGTGGATAGTGACAAGGGAGGCGAAAGCCTCCCTTTTTTTATGGCCCGATATAAGATGTGTTTGATATGTAATCAATAAACCCGCCGTCGTTGTTGCGAACAGGAGCTGGCATAGTAATATTCTGTCTATTCGTTGTGTTGACATTAGTTGGAGCGTTTACTATAACTGGTGCCGGCTGCGCAGTTGTCATAGAAGCTTGTGCGTTAGCTGCAGAACGATTATATATTTCAGTCCCACTGGTGACCTGAGGCTTGCTCGCTGCCAGTAGATCGGTTGCTTTAGCATAGCCGACGTCGACTTTTCTCTTATCCCAGAATCCTAACTGCTGATATGCCTCATCTTCTTTAACGATCTCAGCAATTGCTGCAGTATCCTTTCCTTCTCTAGCAGCTGACTTAATCTGACGAAAAGCTCTAGCTGATATATCTTTTACACCTTCTTCACCCGCTACACTACCACCTAATATAGCTTTTCCTGTCTTAGGATCGAACTGAGCGAAAGCATCTTGTATGTCTACTTTATTGTTATCTTGTCTTTCAGTATTGACTAGAACTCGTGTAGATTCTGCATCTGTTGAAACTATATTCTGTTGCATCGAGCTTCTAGTATTTCCTTCGCTATCTTGTGTTGTCTTCAATTGTGTTTCACTAGATATTTTTGTTACGTCTGGTTCAGGCCTAAATGGATAGAACGGACCAATGCTGACTTTCTTCTTTATAATTGGTATAGTAAAAGAAATCTCAGGTATACCAAAATCTTCTAAGAAAGATATGACATCGTTCTTCATCTTAATAAAGAATTGTTTTACTGGTTCGAATACTTTTGCTAGTGGTTTTAATACGTATTCGTCTAGTAGACCGTAAAGTTGAGTTGCTATATTCGTTAATGGTTCTACGATGTAGATATCAAATAGATCACCCATCCAACTGAAGAATTCTGTGACTGGGGTTATAATGTATTCATCTACAGCTTTACCCATCCATGTAACAGCACTCTTTAAAGTCTCAGCATCTATTAGGCCGAAGCTTAAGAATTCTATAATTCCCCCTAATCCGTCTAAAAGAACATCTATAAAATCGCCACCGTCGAAAAAAGTATTAAATGCATCGATGATACCATTGACTATAGCGCCAACTATCATCGCAGGTATGAATACTTTCGTGAATATCTTAAGTAAATTCTTAGGATTAAACAAGAACTTTAAAGCTGCCATGACTCCTTCTTTTAACCAGCCTAGAGCTTTCTCTAATATTCCATCTAAGAATCCACCTACTTTTTTCTTTGGTTCTTCTTTCTGTTCTTCTTCTCCGCCCCCAGCACCTCGAGTATTAGCTTCTATCTTACTTAATAGATCTATAACCTGCGCCTGTTGACGCTGCGATTCTAGAGCTGCTTCATCCGAGAAGCTATCTGCCGATACTGTCTTTGCACCACCATCTTCTGTAACTTTTGCTGTTCTAACAGAAGACTTAGATTCTTGTTCTTTGACCTGTCTAATTCTAGGATCAACCTTTTCCATCTGCTCAGCTAGAGTGCCACGCATTTGAAATAAACCAGCTTTCTTTATCTGATCTTCTCTGTATCCTGCTTTTTCTAGTCTGGAGATTTCACCTTCATTAGCTCGCATGTCTCTACGGAGTCTCTGCTGCTCATCAAATTGAGCTCCAAATGTTCTTCTTGCGGTGGCTTTCTTTTCTTCGTCTGTAGCACCCTTAGCTATCTTATAGTAGTTAGGATCTGTCTTCATTCTATCTTCGACATACTGCATGCGTGCAGCGCGTCGATTGACAGCTGTTGAGACTATACCACCCGACTCAGCGTCGACTATACCTGTCTTATTTAAGAATCCCTTTAGAGTAAAGAAATCCTTAAATCCTTTCTTAAAGTCTCCTATACGTTCGCCAATAGTCTTGAATTGTTCTAAAGCCATAGACTTATCTGTGATCTGTCCCGCGCGCTCAGGAGACATCTTCTCGATAGCTTTGGTCTGCTTCTTAACTTCTTTGAACAGTTGAATCACATTAGAGTTGAGTTGCTCATCGGCCTTCTCAACTTTTTGATGATGATTCTGAGCCGATAGCTGTAACAGTCTATCCTGCTTGGTGAGATCTGTTAGTTCTGCCAGTTGCTTTTCTTGCTTTTCTAAAGCGTTTTTCATATCTTGTTTCTCTCTATTCTCTGTTTTTCTTCTTCCAGATATTGAATCAACATGGCAACGTAAATCTCTCGCTCAAATGGTATTAGGTTCTCAATGTCTGCTAGACTATACTTATGGTACTGCATCAGAGCGAAGTTATTCTTGTAATAGTTAGCGAGACTTTCATGACAAAGATTAATTAGAAAAAATTTTCGATTCCTTGTATGCTGTGATTATGCATATAGTTACAAACTGGGCAACTAAATTCTATTTTTTTCTCTAACTTAGGCATAGTTTCAAAGAACTGTTGGATCTTCTTAAACTGTGACTGTGTTAGATTATCTAAGAAAGAAATTAATTCTTCTTTACTCTGTTCTTTAGAAGAATATATCTGATCACCGGCATAGATGTTGTCAATACAAGACGTAATTACTTCGAAAACAGCTTCGATACTTTCTTCTTTTACGTTCTTCATTTTGTCAAGCATATCTAAGCTAGGATACTTCATAGTCACACCAACGTCGTCAAAGAGATCAATACTCTTCTTATGATCTGGATGAAATTCGACTTCTAACTCCGTAAGATTGATTGCGACTTTCATCTTTGCCTTGGGGTCATTGCATTCAAGGCAGTTGAACATAAGCTCTGATATCTCGCCTACAGATTTAGCTCGAAGCTGGCAGAAGATATATTCTATGTCAAATATAGCTAGATCTTCTACATTTAACTTACCAAACGTACAAGACGATATAATGTCTTTGATCGTATTCAGCATCACTGCAGGATCTTCACTCTGCTGAGCGATCAAGAGAGCTTTTTCTTCTTTAACTAAGAAAGCTCTGTACTTAACTTTTTTCTTTAGTGAAGGCACTTTCAATTCATATGTCGGACTCGACATTACTGGTAAAGCCATGTTATTTTTCCTTTCGTAAATTTTCAAGCATCTTGCTCAACTCATTAGTGCTACCTACGAAGATAGCGTTATTCGTCACGTTGTTTGGCTGTTGTCTAGGAGTTTCTACTATCTGTTTCTTTCTATGAAGGTCTAGCAATTGGGTGTTTATGTCTGATAAATTCTTCATTAGACCACCCACAACTTCAAAAGCCCGAGGATGTTCTGAGTTTTTTGCCACTTCTAAAGCATGATACAATGCATCTTCACCTTGTGCTAATAAATTATGTAGATTGCGTCTAGTCGCATCATAATCATGTTCTAAAGCTTCATTGCTTTCTAATTTTTCAAGAGACACATGAGCAACAGGTTCCATCTTACTGATGGGCTGAACATCAAAGACTTCGCTTAATTTATCAGTATTCATAATTGTTTCCATTATGTAAAGATACCAGCATATCCAGTAAATTCACCAATATTTTCTCTACTAGATGCGCTTATAACGCCATCCACCGAAGCAAAATCGTATCCATCAAATCTATTTTGAAACGATCTAAAATTATTAAAATATTCTGGAGGCATTTCTACTGGTAAATATCCATAGTCATATGTAGGCATAGAACTAGCTACAGGAGGTATTATAGCTGCATTGATACTCTTCTCAGTTGCTAGTAGTTTAGTAGTATAATACTCATAACTTATCGTTATGTTCATTTTCATTACTTCTTTACCGGCATAATCTAATTGTATAGGTGCGATCGCTTTTGGAAAACAATTATATAAAGTAGTATTATACGCCATTTCTTCTTCGTTATTTCCTACGCGAATTTCTATACTATTACATCTATATTGTTGTGGATAGGAATAATCTCTAGATGTTGGATTTTGTATAAGTTCTATCCATTTGTCGAACAGATATTTTACAGTCATGTCGGCGTCGACATAAAAACCAAGAGTAACTTGTTCATATAGTCTTTCGTATGGAACTTCTCTTGTTTCGCCGTACGATCTTATAGGAGCACTAGCAAATGACGTACCAGGAATAGATGTCTGATCACAGAATAAAATTACTCTTCGCATATTAATTTCTCTCATACCTGCTAGACTTTCAGGTAGATGTATTGCTACTAAGAACTTATTATTCTTAGCTACTCCACTTTTTACATATGAAATAAATTCTTTTAAAGTATTCATAGACTTACTGAATCTCCCCAGACTCTGTTCTTATTAGACTTAACAAATCGTTCTACTGGCAACATCATAGCAGTATGCCAGTCTTGGCCTGGAATCTCTAGAAACGGAGACTCGACGTGTTCGTTAAGATAGTGTTTTATACATGGTTCTGCGAATCTAAACTTACTAGCTCCAGATATAAGCGACCAGGAGTATCTTATCTTAGTAGTCTCATCGAAAGCGGTGTTGGTCGCGAACTGCATCAGTCTCGTCATTAACTGCACCCTGTAATAATATGGTAAGTAGTGCATGTTGAGACCCATGAACCCGCCTTGTACTTTTGCGTAAGGAAACACAAGAGGAAAGGTGTCGTAATATGGTAGAGTGTCTTTCATCTTTGGATCATAGAAAAACATATAGAGTCTACCTGGAACTAAGCGAGTCGTCTGCTGACCTTGGTTTAATAATTTTCTAGGCGTAATACCAGTTCTCTTCTTTAGTAGAAGAGCTTGTTGTTCGAACCATGTTTTAGATTTTGTCGCTATACTTTTGTCGTAGCGATATTTCTCAAACAGTGTTTCAAGAGGTTGTTTTGCCATTATAGTCCAAGTTCTTTTTCCGTAATTACCATAAATTCCCAGTTACGAGCTTTAGCGAATCTTCTAGCTGAGTCCCACTTAGCCTGATTAACTAGATACGTAGCGGCTTCTTCCAAGTATCTCTTTGTCTTTCTAGTCCCTTTTGGAGGGACAGTCTGACTAGATGGTTTAATCTCCACAAGATATACCTTATTATTTACCGTCTGTATCTTGAAGTCCACAAAGTATCTATGGGGCTTTCCATCTACAGGCGAGACATATGGTATTATAGTCTCTTCAGAACTCCATTTTAGAATATCGGGATTTCTGTCACACCATATCGCAAACTTTGTCTCCCAACTAGACCTCATTATGATGTTTGAAGCATCACCGATATACTTCTGGGGAAACATTGGTACATATTTTCTCTTATGATACATCTCTAATATGAATAAATAACATAGATCAATTCTATTTATAAGCCAATCTATGGATCCAGAACTATACCAATATCCGGCTAAATCTTCGAGTGACCAACAGCCTTCTGAAAAGAATGCTTTTGCGCCAGCTTTTAGCTATGGTGGATCGTTATTTGACGCTAATAAGTATAGCGTAAAAGGTCTAGTGTATCCAGACGATCTTATGGCAGATCCCATGTCGAATAGATACGGTGGGAATAAGGTAGTGTTTTATATTAATACTGCCGTAGATTCTAGATTATTTAAGAATAATTCTCAAGTAGCAGTAGTTGGTGGTGTACAGAAAGATCGAATGAGAGGCGGTCTCATAAATCAAAATATAAGTGGACTACAGGCTGGTGCTGCAGCTGGTATAGCAGGCACAGCAGCGGGTGGAATTGCAGCCGGCGCACTTGGTGGCTCAAATAGTGTAGGAGCTGGTGGTTTAGCCGGTGGTGCGATTGGCGTAGCTGGCACTGCACTTATAGCTGGAAATGCACCAGCTTCAGATCAAGAAGTTCCACCGAGTGAAGAAAAGCCTGGAGTGTTTACACGACCTCAGAAGAGACTAAGAGCAGCTATCGCTCTATATATTCCTAATCAACTTAATGTTAGATATTCTGTTGGTTGGGGAGAAGAAGATACTCTCGCTTTTTCAGCTTTAGCTCGAGGGGCCGAAGAAATAGGTAGAGCTTTTTCTAAAGATATTAATGCAAAGAGAACTGGTGGACTAGTCGGCGAAGTACTAGCGGCCGCTGCTATTAACGCTGCACCATTTGGAAAAGAACAAGCTCTTGCTGCTGGCTTAGCAGTCAATCCAAAGAAAGAGCAAGCATTTAAGAACGTAGATTTTAGAACTTTTACTTTCGACTATCAGTTTTCGCCTAGGTCCAGCGCTGAAGCACAAAATGTATTGAACATTGTTCGCGCGTTTAAGTATCACATGCATCCTGAATTTAAGAGCGAAGATCAATTTTTATATGTGTACCCATCTGAGTTTGATATAGCTTATTACAAAGGTATCAATGAAAATCTTGCGATTCATCGCCATACTTCTTGTGTACTCACAGAGATGAATGTTAACTATACGCCCAATGGTTCTTTCTCGACTTTTGCTGATGGTACACCAACTCAGATTAATATGTCTCTAACATTTAGAGAACTCCAGCTTCTTAGTAAAGAAACTATCGAGAAATATCTCTAAACGGAAACTCAAAATGTACTTTAGTAATTTTCAAAAGATATTCTATGATTTCCCTACAAAAGAGAATCAGGAAAATACACTACATATTCTTACTGACATTACTGCAAATGTAAGAGTAAGAAAACAGATTTTAGAAAATATAACGCTGTATGATGAATACGATATTTTAGATGGAGAAACTCCAGAGCTGATTGCCGAAAAAATTTATGGTAATCCAGAATATCATTGGATTATAATGTTGGTCAATCAGAGATACGACTACATTCGTGATTTTCCTATGTCGGTTGGAGAACTATATGATTATGTAGTAGATAAGTATGGTGTTGAAGGAAAAGATAGAGTTCATCACTATGAGAAAAATGGACAGATAGTAGAAGCTCTAGCGACTATGAGTATCCCAGCATTAGCTCATTCACAGATGAAGAAGAATGATTTTATATTTACTAATACAGCAAATGCTAGAATAGAAGCCATATCTTATAAATTCAATATTAGTAATGTCTCAAACAGAAATAAGTTTGCGCCCTTTAAGTCAGTTAAACTATATGATGCTCCATTATCTACTAGGACTATAGATAACTATATGGGCACAGCAAACGTTTACGAGTTAAACGAACTTGACATCACTGTAGGTAATATCAATTTGTTGTCTGGTAAATTTGCACCCGACATTGCATCTATATTTACAGAATCCGACGACTTTAAATGTAATATGACTTTGAATACAACTAGTCAACCTATAATCAATGTACTAGTTGATTATGGAAGATTTATATCTGGTGATCCAGCGACAGTCAGAGGTTTTAGATTCAACGACGAAGGAATTCAAACACTCAGTAATGTAGTCAGCTACTATGTACCGCAGACTGATGGATTTGTTTTAAACGATGATTATATCCCAATAACTAACTATGAATACGAATTAATTACCAATGAAAATAAGAGAAGAATAAAGATAATATCTCCAAGATTAGTTGGTCAAATAGTCGAAGAAATGAAACAGCTTATGGCTCCTCGATAAATGCAATCTAGTACATCGAATTTAAGATTTGCCGGCGACGTCTATATAAAAGAAGTTCAACTCAATTCACTAAATGGTAGAGTTGCTAATGTAACTGCGCAGGTAGAACAGATAGAGATCTTTGAGGATCTCTTTTCGCCGTTTACTACTATGTCTATAGTGATGAGAGAATCTATAGACTATATAAATTTATTTCCATTCGTTGGAGAAGAGTATGTAGACATAGACATATTTACTCCAACTATGAATAAAGGATTTAAAGGCCGCTACTACATTTATAAAATTACAAATAGAGAATACAGTAAAGAAAAGGAAGTAGTATATACTATTAAAGCTATTTCTCAAGAATTTCTTGTAGATGCTAATACTAAAATAAGTAAAGGATTCAATGGTAATATTTCTGAAATAGCTAGAAGCATTATGTTAAAAGAAGGTCTGAATACGCAAAAGAACATAGTAATAGATCCAGCCACAAATAAAACTAGATTCACTGCAAACTATTGGACACCAAGCAGATGTCTAAACATACTTTCTGCTAGTGCAGTCGACAGTAGTAATTCTCCTTCTTTCTTATTCTTCGAAAATAGAGATGGATTTAATTTTAGATCTATTAATAGTATTCTGACGAGACAGATCTATCAACAGTTTAAAAAAGATAATTACGTTAGAGACACTAACTACGACGGAGTTACTAGCAGTAGAAATATAGAAGAAGATTATAAGAGAATAATAAGCTTGAGTATACCAGTAGTCACCGACTATATGGACGATATTCAGACCGGCAAGATAAAATCGCGAATGATAAACTACGACATATTGACTAAGAAATATGCCGTCAAAGATTACTCTGTTAAAAAAGATAAAGCTAAACCAGTATGGTTGAATAAAAATCCAGCTTATTCGAAATATACTCTAGCGAATGCTGCCAGTACTCTAATCAGCATGCCAAAACACTATAATAATTTTAACAACTACATAGATACTACAAATTCTAAGACGATGCAGAGAAGACTGTCGTTTTTTAAACTGCTAGAATCTTACAAAGTCAATATTCAAGTTTATGGAAGAACAGACTATACAGTAAGCCAAATAGTTGATTTGAACATATCTAAAGCGACTCAATTATTTAAGAATGAAAATGATCCTAGAGACTTAATTATTTCTGGAAAATATGTAGTGTCAGCTCTCAATCATACTATTACTAGAGATCAACACATATGCAATATGGAACTTATAAAGAACTCAGTTCTAACAGACTTGAGTAACGAATAAGGACGAATATGAATTTATATACTGGTTGTGTAGAGAATAGAAAAGATCCAATGAAACTCGGGCGATGCCAAGTCCGAGTTGTAGGTGTACACACTCACGATAAGATAGTTCTTCCAACTGACGATCTACCTTGGGCATACCCCATGCAGCCAGTAACTTCGGCTGCTATGAATGGTATTGGACACACACCTCTCGGCGTGGTAGAAGGTACTTGGGTTGTTGTTATGTTTCGAGATGAAGAGAAACAACAGCCAATTATATTGGGATCTTTAGGTGGTATACCACAACAAGATTCAAAGAGTGTAGATGAAGATGAAGATGACGTAATTACTATTGAGACTGGAACTAAACATATAGAGTCGACTCCAAAAGGAGATGTGCTTGTTTCTCAGTCAGGATCTGTGGTAACTGATGGCAATGGAAATCCTTGGACAACTGGATCTAGTAGTACTGCAGTTCAGCCTGAAGCAAAATTAATTGATTCTAAGCCGGGGACTCCTCCACCAGCTAAAGCAAAACCAGGTATTGACGCACTAAACAAAGCAATGGATGCTACTGGATTTACTGGCAAGTATGGTAGAGCCGCTTTACTTGCGATCGCAGGTGGAGAATGTGGATGGATACCTCAAGAAGAAGGGTATAATTATTCTGCAAATGCTCTTATGTCAGTGTTTGGAAAAACTTTTGGTGGAAAACCAGAATTAGCAGCTAAGTATGCTCGTTGGAAAGGAACTAGAGAAGAGTTCTTTGCATTCGTATATGCTCCAGAAAATAATGGATCGCAGTTAGGTAATAATCAACCGGGTGATGGCGGGCGATTTTATGGCCGAGGATTTATTCAACTCACAGGCCGCGGCAACTACACCAGATATGGTCGTATAGCAGGCGTAGACATACTAGGTAATCCATCGCTATTAAATCAAGATTACGATATTTCTGCCAGAGTGGCCATAGCTTATTTTAGAGATAGAGTTAAGGTTTCTCCAGATGATCCTTCTTATATGGAGGCAGCGTTAAAGGCAGTTGGAGGTGTTGGTGGAATTGGATTCGAAAAGAAAAGAGGCTACTATCGATATTTCTTAGGTGAACCGGTTCCTCCGCCAGAACAAACTAATAAGTCTACTAAACCTGAAGACACAGTTCAAAATGTGCCCATAGCAGCGAATGGACTACCCGAAGATAGACAGAAGAATGTAGTCGTAGGATTCTCAGATCCGAACATGAAGTATCCTTTGCGAGATTATGTTGGTGAACCAGACACAAATAGACTTGCAAGAAGTAAGACAATCGGCACGTGTATAGAATTTAAAGACAAGCAGAGAATTACTGGAGTAGAAACTGCTAAAGGAATTACTTGGGATCAGGTTAATGTTCCTTACAACGCGCAGTATCCTTACAATAAGGTTACAGAGTCTGAATCTGGCCACGTGTTAGAATTTGATGATACTCCAGAAAATGAGCGAATTCATCTATATCATCGAATGGGCACCTTCATAGAGATCGACGCTAATGGCACTCAAGTTAATCGAATAGTTGGTGATGGATACCACATCATCGACCGCAACGGCTATATTCTTATAGAAGGTGTAGCGAATATCACCGTAAAAGGCAACTGTAACGTATTGATCGACGCTGATGCAAACATAGACGTGACGGGCGACACTAATATCAATATGGCTGGTAATGCCAACTTTAATGTC